CTGTTACTCGTGCTATGGCACGGGCTAGCCACTCCGTGTGGCTTAACCCCAGTGTACTGCTGCTGATAGTGGGTCTCTACACCCAGATACTATCTCAGACAAGTAACTGTCTTTGCCTTGTACGGCATGTATTGGTACACCGTAACTTTTGGCAAGTGACACCTTCGTTCCAGAAAATAGGTGTCTGAACATACCATACTGTTTTGCTTTCAGTCTCATACTATCGTCAACTAACGTCTTTTCAACGTATAGCCCGAATCGATAATCTGCTGACCTGTCATAAACAGCCAAGTTTGTTCTTGTTAGAATTGTTTTGAAGTAATTTGATAATCCATACTTCTTGGATATGCGTTTAGAAAATGTGAAGCATCCTGGTAAGATAGGCAAACGTGGCTCATCATTCGGTGAGCCACTGCCGTTTACCTTGATCCTAGTGCGGTGATAACGCTTTTCTAATGCCCTATCACTGACATCAGCGCTATACCCTCCTAAACTTATGTGTATGTTTTCCATATCTAATATATCAAGAAAGTCGAGGTCCCATTTTTCACATGTGAACTTCAGTTGAGCTTTATAAAGGCGTTCTACCACCTTCTTATTGCCCTTTCTGGACAATATCTCTTGTTTTCTGGTATAAATAGAACGCAAAATGGAAACTGGATCATTCGGAACTACAGTTTCTGTAGGCCCGTGTACAAACGTGGCAACCGACCGTGCTAGGTACTGTGAGCCCGTACCAGTACGATGATCTACTCGTAAAAACTCTGCAATTGCCCCAAGAAAACACTTGGTATTTTGAAAACGCACATTTTTACTAACTGCATTGTATTCTAACTGCTGCACCTGCTTCAAGCTAGTTACAGCACCCAGAATATCATCTCCATTATGGGTGGTAGTAATAGGTGTCTTTTCTGTGATCACCTGAGTATATATGTAGTTGAGTATGGTATTCATGAAGGTTGTCAAACGCCAGCCTGACAACAGAGTACCTTCTGCTTTGTAGCGGATGCCATCACCTCCAGTGATGTACATATTTTCTAAAGATTGCCGCACCCAATATATAGCACGTAACTGATCTAACTCCAAATACGTTTTATACGTATACAAATAAGCATCTAGTACTGCCTGCATACTAGACAGACTGTGCTGTGAATTGAAATCTTGAAAATCAAAACAGTAAGGTACCCCGTCCCTTAAAACCTGTTCAACAGTGCGTGATACTTTTGTTGCTTCTGCTTCTACACCAATTGGAAATAGACCAGCTAGCAGCTCTTCACATCCTGCCAAACCAAAGCTAGAC